ATGGACAAGATCCGCGTATTCGACGCCCGCATCGAGCAGCTGAGGATGGAGGCTTACGGATGACAGTCTTTTCGGAGGACGACTACCTCGCGCACTATGGAGTACTCCGTAGGTCTGGTAGATATCCTTGGGGCTCTGGTGGTCCTGAGAATGCAAGCAACAAAAGCTTCTTGGGATATGTTGCTCAGCTGCAGAAGGACGGGCTGAGTGAGTCGCAGATCGCCGAAGGTATGGGTATCACGACTACCCAGCTTCGTGCTTCGAAATCCATCGCTCGCAACGAAGAGCGACAGGCCGATATCAACATGGCGCAGCGTCTTCGTGACAAGGGCATGTCCACGGTCGCCATTGCGGATCAAATGGGCAAGCCTGAATCCACGATTCGCACGTTGCTGCAACCCAGTGCCAAGGACAAGAGCGACGTCCTCCACAGTACCAGTGTGATGTTGAAGGGGCAGATCGAGAAGAAGCGTTACCTCGACATCGGCACCGGCGTTGAGAATCATCTTGGTATCAGCCAGACCAAGCTCGCCACTGCAGTTGCCATTCTTCAAGAAGAGGGCTACCACGTCTACTACTTGAAGACCAAACAGCTGGGCACCGGCAAGAATACGACAGTCAAGGTTCTAGCTGCTCCCGACGTTCAATACTCCGAGGTGTCACGTAACCGTGCTAACATCGGACAGATTAGATCGTTCTCTGAAGACGGCGGCCGATCCTACATTGGAATCCAGCCGCCACTCTCCATCAGCAGCAAGCGGGTTAAGGTTCGTTACGCTGAAGAGGGTGGTGCTGATTCAGACGGCGTTATTCATGTTCGACCTGGCGTTCCTGACATCTCTCTTGGGAGTGCTCGGTATGCTCAGGTACGGATTGCCGTCGATGGTAGTCATTACCTTAAAGGTATGGCCATGTACAAGGACGATCTGCCGGACGGCGTTGACCTTGTATTCAACACAAACAAGAAGAACACGGGTAACAAGCTCGACGCCATGAAGGAACTGAAGGCTGACCCGGAGAATCCTTTCGGCGCCACAGTACGACAGCGCGTGGACCCGAAGACTCACAAGGTCACTTCAGTGATGAACATCGTCAACGAAGAAGGCGATTGGGACAAGTGGTCCAAGAACCTGTCTTCACAGATGTTGTCCAAGCAGAGTCCTGCCTTGGCCAAGCAGCAATTGGCCATGACATTCGAACGTCGTCAACGCGAGTTCGACGAGATCATGCAATTGACGAACCCTACTGTTCGTCAGAAATTGTTGGAAGGCTTCGCTGATGGCACGGATTCTGCGGCCGTTCATTTGAAGGCTGCTGCTCTACCGCGTCAGCGATCGAATGTTATCCTTCCGATCAACACATTGAAAGAGAATGAGATCTATGCGCCCAACTTCAGGAACGGCGAACGTGTTGCGCTAGTTCGCTATCCTCATGGCGGCGTGTTCGAGATCCCGGAACTCACGGTCAACAACAATCACCCCGAAGCCAAGCGCGCTTTGGGCAACGCCAAAGATGCAGTCGGTATTCACTCGAAGGTGGCAGAACGTCTGTCAGGTGCAGACTTCGACGGCGATACTGTACTGGTAATCCCCAATAATCATAACCGCGTGAAGACCGCACCTGCACTGGACGGTCTGAAGGGGTTCGATCCACAGCGTTCGTATCCAGCATATGAGGGTATGAAACGAATGTCGGCTCGAACCAAGGCTACACAGATGGGCGAGATTTCTAACCTCATCACAGACATGACGATTCATGGAGCCAAGCAAGAAGAACTTGCACGAGCAGTACGGCATTCCATGGTTGTCATCGATGCGGAAAAGCATAACCTGAACTGGAAACAGTCGGCCATTGACAATGGTATTCCTCAACTCAAGGCTAAATATCAAGGTGGTTCCCGTGCAGGCGCCGCTACCCTGATCTCTCGTGCACGATCCGATCTCCATGTTCCTGAAAGGAAAGCCCGCCCTGCAAAACAAGGCGGTCCTGTGGACAAGGCCACTGGCAAGAAGGTCTTCATCAACACAGGCGCAACCTATGTGAACAAGAGCGGCAAAGTCATCCTTCGTGGTGAACGTTCGACTAAGCTGGCTGAGACAGATAACGCACACACCCTGTCGTCTGGTAGCACCATCGAACGCATCTATGCGGATCATTCGAACAAGCTCAAGGACCTGGCCAACAAAGCTCGTCTTGTTGCTGTAAACACCAAGCCCAATCCGTACAGCCCTTCTGCAAAGGTGGCCTACGCAACTCAGGTTTCATCCCTCCGGGTCAAACTAGATACGGCCCAGCGAAACGCGCCTCTTGAAAGACAAGCCCAGCTTCTAGCAAACGCCGCCGTCCGCGCAAGGCAGGATGCAAATCCCGACATGGACGCGATCGAACTCAAGAAGATTCAAGGACAAGAACTCGCAAAAGCTCGAGTTCGCACAGGCGCAGGTAAACAACGCATTGACATCACCGATCAAGAATGGGCTGCCATCCAAGCAGGTGCTGTCAGTACTAACACATTGCAGAAGATCTTGTTGAATGCAGATCAAGACAGGATCAAGGAACTGGCTACACCACGCACACAGATCAAGATGACAGCAACCATGCTGGATCGTGCGCGCTCAATGGACAACCTTGGCTACACCCAGGCTGAGATAGCAGACCAACTTGGTGTGTCGTTGACTACATTGAAGAACGCTCTGTAGGAAGGAGAGAGCGATGGCAGTGCACATGCTGACAACAGTAGACAATCCCTACAATCCATTCACTGAGTATGATGAATGGAGTTCATGGGATGAGAGATCAGGCTACTACACGCCACAGTTCCTGGCTCGCCTCACCATGTCGTCTACTGAGCTGTCAGATGCTGATCAATCTCTTGCGATCGAGCAAGCAATCGATGAGATTGTGAATGAAAACGTTCTTGGAATCTACAGAAAGGTCGCGGCTCCACCTGATTGGGTCGACGATCTTGCTGCATGATTTCCGTTTCACAAGTAGGGGGAGGGGGTCTCGCAAAAGTGGCACCCCCTCTGCATCGCGTGGCTCCCAAAAATAGCTCCGGAGGGACTTTTCCATCAATGTTTCTGCTCCGGAGGTCTTGAGAAGTGGCATGAAAGGAGGTCTAAACTGTGCCAGCTAGGCGAAGAAGTACCCCGCAACAATCGGGCGCCCCTCGTCCACCGGCCAGAACGCCGCAAGAGCGCGAGAATGAGCTCATCGATGCGGCGGTAGATCTTGTGCATCGCCAAATTCAAGAGGGAACCGCCTCGTCGATGGTTCTGACGCACTACTTGAAGCTCGGTTCGTCGCGAGAACGACTCGAGCAAACTCGTCTGGAGCACGAGATCGAGCTTGCGAAGACCAAACGTGAGCAGATGATCTCCGAGATGCAAATGGGCGAGCTTATCCAAGAGGCTTTGAAGGCCATGCGGACATACAGCGGCCAGCCAGCCGAGGTCGAAAACGCAGAGTACGACGAGTACTGAGATGCGAACGTATTCAGAGCTGATCGAGTTCGATACGTTCGAAGATCGGTACAGATACTTGCGGATCAATGGACAAGTCGGCTGTGAGACGTTCGGTCACAACCGCTGGATCAATCAGCGTTTCTACACATCTCGAGAATGGCGTCGTCTCCGTCGTGATGCCATCGTTCGCGACCAAGGTTGCGATTTGGGGATACCCGGTCGTGAGATTCATTCGGGTTTGATCGTGCATCACATGAACCCGATCACGCAAAGAGATCTTGAGTACGGCACTTCCGTTGCGCTTGATCTGGACAACTTAATCTGCACCACACTCAGGACGCACAACGCCATTCACTTCGGAGATGAAAGTCTGTTGCTGACAGAATTCATCCCCCGAAAGCCTGGCGATACAAAACTTTGGTGAAGGAGACACTATGGCTACCACCAAGAAGGCTTCGGACGGCGAGCAGAGCTCGAACGTCACCGAGGTCAACACGGACGAGGCCGTCACCGCAGCGGTTCAGAACCCGGAGCCCGAGGCGCCCACCGTTCAGGGCAAGTCCACTGGCGAACTCGCGAACGACGTCCTGCACGGGCGTTTCGGCGACTTCAACGTGGTCCGCGAGAACCTCGACAACGCCGGTGCCGACTCCTCCGCCGTCCTGACGGTCGTCAACGAGCGACTGAGCCGCGGCGCTCCGGCTTCCTACCGGCCGAACGTCTCACAGGTCCTCGACTCCGCCCGCCGCGGCGAGTGGGGCGCCAAGAACGTCGCCCTGCGGGTCCGCGCCGCCGGGTACAGCGAGGCCGACGCGCTCCACGTGGAGTCGTCGCTCAACCAGGAGAGCTGACCATGACCACCATCGCCTACGACAGGCCTGTCAAGGATCTCATTGCGGGCCTGAGTGCGACCGGCCACGTCAATCACCAGTCGTACACGAAGACGATGGTGACGATC